CGCGGGTCTCTGCGCTGTTCATGTCGCGTACATTCCATCCGTCCACGATCACGATTTCCCGCGGGTCGTTGGCGGTTGTCTCTGGACGATACGGCTTGTCTACTTCGCCGCGTCCGAATCTCTCTCCAGGTGTTGCCATGTCAGTTTCCTTTCGGGTTGATGATGCGTGCAACGTCTGGCTGGTTTATCCGCCAGAACTTCAGGCCCAGCCGATGCGCCTTGAGATGGCCGGTGAGAATCCAGCGCAGGATGGTTGAGGGGGAGAAGCCGGTGATCGTTGCCACTTCCGTTATGCTGTATTCATCTTTGGTTGGAATTCCGCTTTTCATATTTCCTCGTTCAAAAAAGGTGCAACATTGCACCAAGTGGTTTGAGAACCTGTTAAATCGTCCATGCCCGTTTCCCTGTCTATCCCTATATCGGGGCCGTGCAGGGCCAAAAGCGGGGCAGTACGGCTACCTGTCGAAGCACCCGGCGCACTTGCACGCGCCGAAGATGATGAGAGCGATTACGATTGCGGCGGCGACTTGGCCCCAGGGTACGTCCTGCCACCAGTGATGCTCAAGTTCCACAGTTGCGAGTGAGTAGTCTTTGCTCGGCATCTCGTGGGAGTGGTCGTACATCGGGTCGGTTCGGTTGGTCCAGGAGCCGTTGCGGAGTGTCATCGGGAGCCTTCGATCTCGCGGATGAGTAGCCGCGCTTGCGTAGAAGTTTCGCCCATATCCATAGAGCAGTGGAGATCCAGAACCGCTTTCAGCGCCTTTAGTAGCGCATCTTCCCTGGCGCGGGCCTTGGCATAGGGCGTAACGGCATCGTTAGGGTCGAGTTTCTCAATCACAGCACACCTTTCTTTCCCCGGCACAGGCCGGATGCGTAGACAACGATCACGACAGCCACGGCCAACATGGTGGGCGCGGACAGGACTAGTAGAGCAGTCATTTCGCCTCACTTTTGGTACGGGTTGGGGGCCAGCTTCGCCGCGTTGGCGAGGGCGAGTAGGGCGTTCTCGAGAGATGGTTGCGCTTTGTTAGGACCGCACTTATCTAGATAGTCAGCAAGGTGTCCCAGGCAAGGTTTAAGCGCTTTTACCAGTGCCTCGTGTGAGGCTTGCAGGGCGTTAAATTCGCCGGGCATATGATTAAGGCAAATCCACTTTCCGCCAATCACTTGTCCAGTAGATGCACAACCTTCTTTGTGATAAGAGCAGCTCACAGTTCCCCTTTTCTGCGCTCAGCCTTGCGGCGTTCCTGCCCGAGCCAGCGCGTATCACGAATGATGTTTGTTATCTTCCAGAAACCTACGCCCAGCAGAAAGCCAAGCGCCAGACACGCCACGTATGGCGCTACCACGATAGCCTCCACGAATCGATCCAGAGGGCCAGCCGGTGCCCATAGATCATCAGAAATACGAAAGCGGCGATGATGATTTCGAGCAATAGACCATTGATTGCGCCCCGAAAGAATTGCGGATCAGGCATTGGCGCGTTCTGCCGTTTGCGCTCGGCGTCAATGTCCAGTCTCAGACCGTCAAGCTGCGGGTCATGCTGTTCGCAGATGGCCTGCCAGTCGATGCGTTCGTCCGCAATTTGGGTCGTCTCGGCTACGATCTTTACCACTTCCGCTCTGATCTGTGCCCGTTCGGCCAGTTCGAAAAGCGCTGCCAAGGGGATTGGTTCCGGCTGCGGATGATTGGCCAGGTAGTCGGCGAATTCCAGCGCATCTTTGCGGGTCGGTGTGAGTTCGATCTCTTGCATTAGATTTCCTTTCAAAGACTCCGGTACAGATTTGCACAATAGGATTCAAACGCTTGAGGAGTGAGGCTTTCGATTTCCATCAGGACACGGGATGCGGTAGCGAGTTGGAGATTGTATCCAGTGCGCTTGACAGCTTCCCGCCATTTTGCCAACACGGTAGACAAATGAGGTATCATATTCGCTGGTTGCATCAGCAATTGCGTTGCCGTTACGGTCAAAGATGGCGAGGCACTTCGCTTCTGAGCATCGGCACTTGCGCCCTGACCCATGGCTGCGCTTGGCAGATGTGGAGATGCCAAGTTTTACGATTGCGCCATTTCTGCATTTCTTCCATCCGGTAAACGCTCCCTCGGTAGGGATGAACTGTATTTGCGCGAGAGCTATGGCCGGAATATCCTCGGCACCGCTCAGGTTGGCACCGCGCAGGTCGGCACCGCTCAGGTAGGCACCGTACAGGTCGGCACCGCGCAGGTCGGCACCGCTCAGGTTGGCACAGCTCAGGTCGGCACAGCTCAGGTAGGCACCGTACAGGTCGGCACCGCGCAGGTCGGCACCGCTCAGGTAGGCACCGCTCAGGTTGGCACAGCGCAGGTTGGCACAGCTCAGGTCGGCACAGCTCAGGTAGGCACCGTACAGGTCGGCACCGCGCAGGTCGGCACCGCTCAGGTAGGCACCGCTCAGGTTGGCACCGCGCAGGTCGGTTTTTGCCTTGATGGCCTCTGTCAGCGCGTCTTTGATGGTCAACGCTGCCGAGAAAAAAATCACTGCATCGTAAATGTTCTTGATTTCCATGTCATTCTCCTCGAATTCGATTTAGTGCAAAGCATTGCACCATTTTCTTACTAGCCGTTAAAATCCGCGTGCCCAATACCCTACCCTGAGAGCTACGGAGGGCGTGGAGGGCTGCTGCAAAGCCAGATGGTATCCAGCCCGCCACAGCAAATGCGTTCCCTTGCGGTCGATTTCTATCATCCCGATATGCGGGAAACATTCGTCCGCAATTGTGCTGATGAGCAGGTGAGCAGCGGCTACTGGGTCCATGCCATTGTTGAGCATGTAATTCACTGTCTGACGGGCGATCTCTTTGGGCTGATTCATATTCTTTCCTTTCAACGATAGTTAAAAGCGAGGACACATTCCCCGGACCCTACTCGCGTAGCGGCGAACGTAAAACCATAACCAAACCTCCAAACTGATCTGTGATAAGAGTACAGCGTCAAAAGAGGGAATGAAAGCGAAAAGAGCGAATAACTGTGGAAATCCTGTGGAAATCTCAGAATTGCGCTAGAATACTCGCATGGTAAGGACAATGGTCAAGCCGATTCCCAAGCCGAGAGTCTCTCTGGTAGTGCATGTGCGCTATCCGGGCGGGCTTGTGTCGGAGCGGTGGCTGATCTTGCCGGAGAAGAGGGCTGCGTAAATGGCTGAAGGTCTCACAGCACGGCAAGCACGATTTGTGGCGGAGTATTGTGTGAGCCTGAATGCTACAAGTGCGGCAATTAAAGCAGGTTACAGCGAAAAGGGAGCTGATAGTTGGGGAGCGCAGCTTCTAAGTAATTCTAAGGTCCGTGCAGAGATTGCCAAGAAAACGGGCAAAGTGTTCACGAAACTAGAGATTAGCGCAGAAAGAGTGCTTGGAGAGATCGCAAAGCTGGCATTTTTTGATCCGCGCAAACTGTTTGAATCGGACGGAAGTCCGAAGCAACTGCATGAGCTTGACGACGAAACGGCTATGGCGGTTGCAGGCTTTGAATTCGTGGAACTGTTTGAAGGCACAGGAGATCAGAAGCACGCATACGGCCTGCTGAAGAAGTACAAATTGACCGATAAGCGGGCAAGCCTTGAATTGCTGGGCAAGTACCTGAAGCTGTTCACTGATCGCACCGAAGTGACCGGCAAGGATGGCGGGCCGATCCAGGTGCGCACGCTGAGCGACTTCTACGCGGACGCTGCCAAGAAACCGTAGTACAATGTATTCATGTGTGATACATCTCTCATATCGCTAAGGATTCCGAATCCTTTACTTGCGGAAATAGAAGCGCAAGCAAAGCGTGAGCAGCGAAGCCGAGCGCGAGTGATTATCATGCGGCTCAGCGGGGGTAGCTCAGTGGTAGAGCAGCGGAAAACGGAGGGACTTCGAAACCCTCTACCTAATCCGCAGGTCTCTGGTTCGAGTCCAGGCCCCCGATCCAAAGTTGCGCAGTGTCTTTCGGCCATAGACGATGGTGCGAAGGAGCCAAATAATGCTCCCACTGCGCGACCCAAATCAACGTGTTGCCCAAATTGCGGCGCACTCAATGGCAATCATTTCAAGGGGTGTAAGGCGAAATGAGTACAGCTACCCCTATCCTCACTCCACTCCTGCCTACAGATTTTTATGTGTACGTCCATCGTCGGGCCGACACAGGGGAAATATTCTATGTCGGAAAAGGGAGAGGGAAAAGGATGAATTGCTCCACGGGACGCAACTCTTTGTGGAGTCGCATATCCAAGAAGCATGGGTTTGTACCAGAGAAAATAGCTGATAATTTAACAGAAGAGGATGCCTTTAAGATCGAAGTTGAGACGATCTCCCGTCTATCCCCGTTATGCAACTTTACGTCTGGGGGGGAGGGTATATCCGGCTATAGACACACAGAAGAGACGAAAGAAAGACTACATAAAGCCCATTTCCAAAGAAAGCAGTCCGCTGAGGTCATCGAAAAAAGAACAGCCTTGTTGCGTGGCCAAAAGCGGTCTAAAGAATTCTGTGCAGCGGTATCCGCGAGAAAGATGGGTCAAAATCACACCCTAGAGACGCGTCAAAAGATGCGCATATCACATATCGGATTGCACAAAGATTCCATTGCAATTGAAAAGACAGCTTCATGGCACAGAGGTAAGAAACGTTCAGGCCAGGCTCGGATAAATATGTCAGAGGCGCAGCCAAAATGCAGGGTTGTTTGTGCCGAGACGGGAAGCGAATTCGCTTCCATAACCGAGGCTGCAAAATGGCTTAATGTAAACGGGTACCCCAAGGCAACAAGGACCGGCGTATGGATGGCGCTAGTGGGAAAACATCAGAAATCATATGGATATACCTGGAGCCGTTATGAGTCTGCTTAATCCAAATCTAAGGGGATTTTACGAGACTCCAGGCATTAGAAACCATGTTTTGTATGGCGGTCGCGGATCATCCAAAACCTATCATACTGCCGCTTTCTGCGTGTTCCTAAGCTCTCAGTTTAAGGTTCGTTTTCTCTGCGTGAGGCAGTTTCAGAATAGAATCACCGATTCTGTCAAAACCGTCATAGAGGAGTGCATTTACCGCGCTGGCATCCAAGATGAATTCAATATCACCGAGAACACCATTGAGCATAAAACGACTGGCTCATACTTTAGTTTTCTCGGTATTCAGCGGAATTTGAAGGAAATAAAGGGCATATCGGGAATAGACATACTTTGGGTTGAAGAGGCGGAAGACTTAACAAAGGATCAATGGGAGATTCTGGAACCAACCATCCGCGAAGAAGGATCGCGTATATTTATTGTTTTCAATCCCCGGTATGCAACGGATTTTGTCTATCAAAAGTTCGTGTTAAATCCACCGCCAAGAACACTGGTTAGAAAAATCAACTATCCAGAGAACCCTTTTCTTTCAAAGACTATGCTTGAAGTCATCGCTGCGTGCAAAGCTGAGTCCGAGGAGGATTACCAGCACATCTACCTGGGCAACCCCAAAGAGGATACAGAGGGCGCGGTCATCAAGCGCAGTTGGATTGAGGCCGCTATCGATGCGCATCTAAAACTTGGCTTTGAGGCTGCTGGACGGAGGATCATCGGCTTTGATGTGGCAGACGACGGTGAGGATGCTTGCGCGAATGTCTATGCCCATGGCAGTGTGGCACTCTGGTGCGAGGAGTGGCGGGCGAAGGAAGATGAACTGCTCAAGTCCTGCTCTCGGACGTTCCTGAATGCCTCTGAGAGGGCGGCAGAGATACGCTACGACTGCATCGGGGTGGGGGCAAGCGCGGGTGCGAAGTTTGACGAGTTGAACCAGGTGCGGGACAAGCATCTGCGAATCAACTACGCCAAGTTCAATGCGGGCGCGGCAGTCGAGCGGCCCGAGGAGTACTACGTGAGCGACCGGCAGGACAAGATCAAAAACAAGGACTTCTTCGCCAATCTCAAGGCCCAAACGTGGTGGAATATCGCCGACCGCTTCCGCAACACGTACAACGCAATCAACCGGGGTGAGAAGTTCAAGGACGATGAACTTATCTCGATTTCAAGCGATATGCCGCATCTGGAGAAGCTGGAGACAGAGCTTTCCACCCCAAAGCGGGACTTTGACCGCAATGGGCGCGTCAAGGTGGAGAGCAAAGAGGACCTGGCGAAGAGCACGCGGCCTGGTGGACCAGTGCCCAGCCCAAATTGCTTCGTTGCGGGAACCGTTGTTGAAACTCCACGCGGGTCAGTCCCAATCGAAAATCTATCTGTAGGCGATGAAGTGATTACGCCAATGGGTGCAGCTAGGATCATAGTTCGTCACGTAAATCAAGCGGAGGTAATTTCGGCTTTCGGACTAACAGGGACACCGACACATAAGATTTTCACTTGGAATCGCGGATGGTGCGAACTGCGGATGCTTTCATCATGTGATATACTAGAGTCGTATCATAAATGGAGGCACACGTGGCAGATAATGAACGAGTTGTTTATCGCGGCGAAGTGTTCGCAGTTCTCAACACGGGTCGATACTATTGCTCAGGCAGGCACGGCGGGAAGTACGCTGGCGATGAGCGACTTTTACACCGGCGGGTATGGTCTGACCATTACGGCAAGATTCCTGACGGCCATACAATCCATCACATCGACGGCAATTGGCGCAATAACGAGATTGAAAACCTTGAGTGCATCCCATTTTCTGAGCACGCCCGTATGCACATGCGGGAGCGATTCAAGTCGGAAGAATATCGCGTTCAAAATTCTAAATCTCTTGAGTTGGCGAAAGAGGCCGCAAAGGCTTGGCACGCCAGCGAAAAAGGACGCGAATGGCATAGCCAACACGGGAGAAGTGTCGCAGTCGGTCTGCCATATACGGAGTATGTGTGCATCGTGTGCGGAAAATCATTTCTTTCTCGAAATCCAAGAGGATCGAAGACCTGCTCTCGCACATGCGGAACCGCTATCCAAAGCTCAAAAGCAAAAATCGCTTGCGAGTCGGAGTGCAGGAACTGTGGAACCATGTTTAGACATCCAAAACCGAGAAGAGGGAATATTCACGCATTCTGCTCCAGGAAATGCTCTGCAATCGCGCATAATCGCAACCGTATACAACCTGACACTCGATCGACATAACGCTTACTATGCAAACGGAGTGCTGGTAAAAAATTGCGCTGATGCGTTCGTGATGGCTTTTGCAGCACCCACTACGTCCCGGCTCAATATTTCTGACGCGGTACTGAAGATGGCAATGAGGGGGTAAATGAGAAAGCGCAGGTCTGAAGAGGAAATAATTGCCGAGGCCAAACCGATCATGTACACAAAGAGCCAACTTGCGCTGCGGGACGGCCTGCGCAGCAGCTTCCCCTCTTGGCGCGGTGCATCACAGTTTGACTACCGCAACGGCTGGACAAAGATGGGAGATTTTTTCGCAGACGGCTACTTTACGCGGGAGGAGATGCGGGAACTGGTACATACTCGGTACAATGTGGTAGTTTGAATAGTTGCAGGAAATCAAAGGAAATCAAAATGCCGAGCGGTGGAAAACGAGAAAACGCAGGGCGTCCAGCGAAAGCGATTCCAACGAGTGCCGGTATCCGCGCGGCTCTCTACAAGGCGATGGAGGAAGTACCCCGCCCACAGTTCCCGATTAGGCCTCCTGACATCCTGCCTGGCGTGGTGCCGGCCGGCGTAAAGGCACAGGTCCAGAGCGATGTGAAGCTGGCAATGGATGCCATGCCCGGGGCCGAGTTTGGCTCTCAACTCTACGCCTACAGCAATGTCGAGGGCTTCCCCGGCTATCCGTACCTAGCGCTGTTGGCTCTGCGAGTCGAATACCGCAACATGGCGGCGGCGCTGGCAAATGAGATGACGCGGGAGTGGATCGAGTTCACCAGCAGCGAGACAGCAGGCGAAGCGACCAAAGACAAGATCACCGAACTGGAGCAGGCGTTCCGCGAACTGGATATTCAGGCGCTAATCCGCAAGGCTATCGAGGACGATGCTTTCTACGGAACAGGGCAAATCCTCATCAATATCAATGGCGCGGATATACAAGTACCGCTATCTATCAGCCCAAAGACCATCAAGAAAGACAGCTTGAACGGATTCAAGAACGTCGAGCCGATCTGGACTACGCCCCTCATGTACAACGCGCTGGACCCGTCGCGCAAGGACTTCTATAACCCGTCCGGCTGGTGGGTCATGGGCCAGCGTTGGGACGCCACCAGGATGCTTCGGATTGTCACGCGGCCTGTGCCTGACATCTTCAAGCCAGCGTTCAATTTCAGCGGTATCAGCCTCTCGCAGCTTGTCGAGCCGTATGTTAACAACTGGCTGCGCACCAGGCAGAGCGTTTCAGACCTCATCAACAACTTTTCAATCCTTAGCCTCAAGACGGCCATGGACCAGGTGCTTACGGGAGGCGATGACGGTACTGGCCTGTTCGCCCGTATCAAGCTGTTTACGGCTACGCGCAGCAATAAGGGCGTCATGGTGCTAGACAAGGACCGCGAGGAACTGGAGCAGCTTGCCGTTCCCCTGGGTGGCCTGCATGAGCTTCAGGCACAGGCTCAGGAGCAGATGTGTACCGCCAGCAGGGAGCCGTCCGTGATTATGACCGGCGTATCCCCATCTGG